TTGGGCATAACCCTAGTCCTGTATGTAGTGCCATTCACCTTCCAAGTGAAAGCGAACTTCGGACCCTTGCTATAGATGTGGATGTCCGTAACACCTATTTGGTCGCCGACCAGAGCAAGGCTCCGCTCCATCGCTTCTCGAACCTCTGGATCCCGCCACGAGGTTCTCCATATACCGGCGAGGTGCGGGACAATCAGAAGAGTCCTGCGATAAAATATCCTATCTATCGGCATGTCACGAGTTACTCTGCACGATCGAAATGGATCTATTTTTCTTTTGCTTAATAGCTTTTTCATTTCTTCAGTTGTGTGATCATGGTGATTAAACCAGATCTCAGGTGTACCAACATGTGCTGGTATTTCTCTCTTCATATTCATATCCGACTCTCCTTAAAAAACCGAGTGGCACAAAGGTGGTTGACACTCTGCTAAGAAAGGTCTTTTGCGCCACTCGGAAATTTTTCATTTGACAGTGAGCATCAACCACATCTCTAGTATACAGTCTTAAAAGGCCACTGTCAAGAAATATTTTTTAGTAATCGAACTCGCCAGTTACAATAGTCCAGGTAAACCCTAGAATATAGTCTGAAGTCTTCTCTAAACCGGAGAACCCGCATCTAGCAATCAGGACTCTTGAATCGGTTATCAGCCCAGCTTCCGATATAGAGAACCCATTGCCTTCTTCTGCAAGCAAGAATGCCCTGAAGCTTACTGAAAACTCTGCATAAAATATGTCCACCGACTGAATCGTCTTAACGGGGGTAATTGGTAGCTGAAGACGAGTGTCGGTGATTGCCGGCGACATGCTTCCCGTCCCAAACTGCATCTGGGTGATTTCACGGTTAAGATTATGCTCCGGACCTGCCAGCAGGCGGGCTAGATTGACGTATGCTCCTGAAACCACCAGATTAGTTATCTTCCGTTCATCAACAACCTCACCGTCCCTGTTCATTTTCTGAATTTCAACTAAACCCTTCATTTTTCACTCCTTATGCTGGGATCCAATATATCGTCCACGCAGCCGTCCAAGACCAATACTCGGACTTCATCTGCGGCGGGAAAGTTACTCTAGACATTAAATAAGGACTAGTGTTAGCTGTCATAAGCCCAGCTTCACTCCACTCCACGCCGTTAAAATCGGGAGCCTCCACCGTCGCCCGGAACCTCACGCTGTACGTCGTGGGGAACTGAACATCGTCCACAGTAGCCACAGCGATATACGGTTCCCCCTCTTCCTCGCCATAAGGTACATACCGTGTAAGCTCATAATCGTCTACCGAAGGCTCAGACGTGCCCACACCATAACCTATACGGTTAATATATCTGTCGTTCAGCCCATCGCCTGCCAGGAGATATGAGCACTGGGTGGCAAAATTTTTGACTATCAAATTATTGATGTCAACCAACACTTTCCGTTCACCGCCCTTGCCTACTGCCTCTAAACGGAAAGCACCTTTCGGCTCAGAGACATGCTCAAAGAATTTACTCGCTTCCATTGGATAACTCCTTAATCCTATCAAGATAAACCAAAGGAGCCTGAGAAGGATCCACCTGCCCCAGAAGCTCCGTGTATCTGATTATGTTAAAGCCCGGCACACACACAAGCTTGCCCTGGTCTTCTTTGAAGAGATGTCTATATGGGTGGCATGTCCATTTCGGCTGACGAACAACCCCCGCATGAATAACTGAACCGCCAAGCCCTATCCCTATATGTTGAACAGCATAAGGAGGACGAACGCGGGTGTAATATCTCAAGCCAGCATCCCGTATAGCTTTAATTTGCGTATCCCCAAATCCACTTTTCTGGTCGTTAAATTTGTTCCCTGTTTTCTGTAGCCCGTCCCTGCTCAGAAGCATATTGGCTTCGCCAGAGAATCTACATTCGCAAAAAATATTCTGACCAAAATATCTATAACCATCATGGGCAAACATTGCGTGAAGCGACAACCCTCCAGGATTAGCGTCCGTTATATTCCTCATCATCTCGAAATCAGCTACGGCCTCCTGTATAACACCTTTGCCTAGAATGATATCATCATCCATGAGAAAAAGATACGGTTCTGTCCCGATAGTAAGAAAATACTCAACCGCAGCCTGACGCTGAAGCCCAATACGGGCGGCTTTATTTGATTGGGTATCCTCTGTTCGTGGATTAGTACTGGTCATAAATCTGGCTATTTCATTGGACACCACCTTTTGGTGCAACATTCCAGGAATACGCTCGTCTTTGCTCCCATCATCCATAACCACTACTTTGAAATCCATACCCTCTATAGCCTTAGAAAGATAATGAAGGCACAATTTCAAATGTCCATAACGTTCATATGAGAAAACGCATATCATGCAACTCATAATGCCTCCTTAAAGGTTGAAAGCACCTGCTGCACCTCAACCGATAACATTCTATCGCACCCCGTCTTCCTACAAACTTCACTGTTCCACCCAAGCATCCTTCTGTAATTGCATGGTACAGAGCATTTGGTTCCCGGATTTACAACTTTACCCACACAGTTATCATAAGTATTTACTATAGCAGTTGTCGTGGGACCGAAAATTGTTATAAATTTCGTGCCCACTGCCTGACTTAAATGCAACATTCCTGTATCTACGGTGATCAGCAACCTCGCTTTAGTTAGTATGGCCGCCACGGTCGGAATATCAAACCCGACTATCCTTACAGAGCCAGAGGGTAAAGAATATTTAGGATGTACGCAATCCAAAAGCCCTATCTGAAACCCCATTTTCTTTATCCCCATCAAAAGCTCCTGGCACTTATCCGCAGGAAAAGTTCTGCAACTGCATGTCCCTCGCAAAGCAACACCTATAAACCCATCCTCCAGCTTCAGAGTTTTCATCATATACTCTGCATTATCTGCTTCCCACGGCTCAATTTGCCAAATAGGTGCAACCTTCGACACATCAAGACCGCCGGCAGCCATAGCGAAAAGTTGTGCCCTGCTGTACAGAATTTCATCACGTGTCGTCTCTTCATAAAGAAAACCAGGGCAAAACAAATCAACTATCTTATCGGGCTTAGCCTCAAATACCGTTCTGAGATATGGGTGCTGATGAACATCCAAATAAGTATCGCGTCTTCTCCTACTATGTATTGGCGGAGGGTTCAATGCCACCACAGAATCAATGCCCACAAGATGATCTGCCGCCTGCTCGAAATCTTTAGGTACAAACGCCTCAACATGGACATCTGCACCCATCCTGGCTTTTACTGACTGCCCGGCAGCGGACATGGTTATTATATCACCATAGCCTCCGGACTCACGGAGCAGGGCTACCTTCAACAGGCTCTCCTTTATCTACACAGCCTTTACATTGCCCAATCTTGGGTCGGCACAACCCTTGAGGCATAGGTATGGCAGTCATCAATGTTGCCTTATCCACCTCAGACACCACCCATACCGCAGCCTTGAAAAACAGCTTCCAAAACTCGCAAGAAATGACGTTAGGTATAGTTATATCCCCAGAATCCCCAAGAGACGACTCCCTGCACCCACTCCCACAAACAAAGCGTATAGGGCAGGCTACGCACTTAGGTCTAGTGTAAATGCCTCTGTTATCCACCCATTTAGCACGGAGGGCTTCGTCAATCCACCCCTTGTCCATGTGACCAATGTAGGAGTTGTTCTCTCTGTGGCATGCATGAATAGAACCTGTTGGTCCGATACCAATATATGCCCTGCCAGCCCCACACTCATTGGGGGAAGCAAACCCGTAGAGCAATCGCTCCACCGTTTTATACAGCTGATGAAATCTGACTTTCTTTCCATTTTTAACCCTCTCAACAAACCATTTGGCACACGCCATATATTCAGATTCCAAAGCCCTCACGGTTTCGGGGGTGAACACCATCCCCGGTCCAGCCTTGACGCAGGCGTGTTCAGAGAGGTCTGCTGGCTCCACGGACGCCCAGTTGCCCATCCCCACGTCACAAAGTTCGTTGAGGTGAACGACCCTGTCCAGCAATCTCACGCAGTCTGCGGTGAACGTGCCTCTCAGGGTAATGTTCCTGGTGCCGGCGTCGTTCAGGTATTTAATGCCCTGAATAGCCCTGTCATACGTTCCGTCTCCATCTTTATGCGGGCGAAAGGCATCATGAATATCTTTGGGTCCGTCCAACGAGACGATAAAGGAATATCCGTGATCGGTGAGGTATTTAGCTCGTTCTTCTGTCATTAGAACGGCAGACGTGGTCATACCCAACGACGGGCGTATAGGGTGGCAATACCCCCTTAAGAACCCCGTCACCCCATCAATTAGTGGCCAGTTGAGTAACGGCTCTCCGCCGAAGAACCCGATATGGGGGGCTTTAACCCGAGGATTAAACCCCTTTTCCGGTCTGGGGAAAAAGTAGGTTATAGCCCGTAAAGCCGTGTCCAGCTTCATCGTGTGGACATGGTCATCGTATTTCAGGTCAACAAAGCAATAGCGGCAAGCATTATGGCAGGCGTGGGTGGCTTCCAGCACCATTGCAGAAACGCCAAACCATGACGTGAAAGGGAACTGGGGTACACGATCTGCCCCAGTAATGCTCTCTCCCTCTTCGAGTTGGAACAATTTCATTGAATTGCAATCATAGGAAAACTTACGCCCCTCGATTTCAAAATCCAAAGTTTTCGGCTCACAGACGGCTGAGTTCCTCAGTGAGCACCCCTCTGTCAACTGCTTCATTCTAAACCTCCTTAGACCTTTTTATACCAAACGGACACTTAAACTTAACCAATGTTATAGAGCATTTAACTCGTAACCTCAATATCAAAAGTCACATCAACATTGCCCCAAACACTGCCTGCTCCACCACCTTCATATCTGCAACTTGCTGATAAGCCAATGAGATCGCCTTTTGATACAACGGCGGTGCCATCTGAATTATTTATAGCGTGGTAAATACCACTAAGAGGTACACTAATATCCCCAGTTGTTGGGGCTCCAGTTAAAGTTGTTCCTTCTTTATTAGCCGAAAACGAGACGCTAATTAACTTAGGGCTAAAATGATTTGTAAAATTGGTTGTTACGGATAGTCCTTTAAGAATTCCATTATACCGCATTTCTATATAGCCGTCTCCACCAAAAATATGCGGTACAGGTGTGGGACTGTCACCAAACGGATCATTATAACAATAAAATCGACCTGTGGGAGACCAAATTACACCACCGCCTTCAAAGACGAATTCACAATGTGTAGGACATGGGGACGTTGGGGGTAGAGGAGGAAATGTTTGAGAAGTGAAACAAGGGTCACCCGGTGGTGGAAACCACGGCGGTCGTATTGTCAATGTTTGAGAAGTAAGACAGGGATCACCACCAGGACGATTCCAAAGCCAATCGGGGATACTTTCATTCGCCGGTGGCCACCAAGGAGGTCTTGGGTAAGGACCAACTGACATCATATTCATTGTTTGGCATGCAGCTTGAGTTAAACCAATACATGATGTCTGGCAAAAAGCATAACTTTCACAATTACAAACCGTACAGGATGTCTGGCAGAAGGGCTCAAGTGCACCTACGCAACTCGTATGACACCAAGGTTGAATTGCCAATTGGCAACTGGCATAACATATTTGATTCATTACAGCTGAGAATACACAACTTGTTTGGCATGCCGGTTCGGTTAAAATCATACACGTTGTCTGGCACTGCTGGTTGCCCTCGCTAGAAAACATGCATCTTATCTGGCAACTATCTATCTCGCAGAAGTGTTCGCATATGGTTTCACAACCCGTTTGACACCAATCTTCACATAAACTTTCACAACCACTCTGACAAACCACCGAAGAGCCAATACATACCACTCTTGTGGTCACATAATCGGACAAGTTCTGAGCCGAGTCTTCAAAATTAGCCTGAGCATTAAATATTGGCTCTTCAAGCACAGGGGCAAAATAATCATCAATTCCGCCAGCCAAATACCAATAACGAAGGAGAACATGTACAGGTCTAAGGTCATCTATTTTATTGACATATAGCTGAGCTTCAGAGGGAACAAGATACGTTGAACCATCAGAACTATAAACGTCAAACCTCGCCGAATTTAACTGATGGTTAGGATCTTCTGACTGCTCATAGTCGCCCACCTCATGAATTTGCCCCTTCCATAGCTCAGTTGCCCCGTAAGCGTTCTCAGTTAGCCATAACCACTGCTTATCCCACGACATGTGGGTGCCTTTTATCTTATGAAATTTCACAAGATTGCGTACAAACCAACGGCGGAAAATTGGCGAGATATCTGTGGTGACAGCGGTGCCCAGAGTGGCTGACAGATAAAGAAGGAACTCGGCGTCACACACCTCAGCGTTCATCAAGTTGTATATACCGAGAACCTCTTCATCAGCCCAATCCGCCTGAAGGTCTAATATCGAAAATATGCCCTGTAACGTAGTATTAGTATCAGACCCTGCGGCAATCTGGTCGTTCAGTCTGACAATCCAAGGCAGCAGATTATAAAAATAAAACCCAGTATCACTCATGCTTTAATCAACGCCTCGTATTCTTCTTTCGTTTTAACGCACACATGAGGTTTGCCAGGACTATTGACCACATACTCATGTTTGATATCAGAGAATCCACTCGCCTGAAAAGCAAGATTTACTTTCGTGGCCACTTTAACAAGTGGAGCACTCTTGGTGAAATAATCGACAATCATCCCATTATAAGGAGGATTGAACTCCCCCAAAAAATAATCAATCGCCCTCTTGTTAAGTGCATACGCATGGCAGCAACAAGTTCCAGGAAGAATCCGCAAATGTTCAGTTATCCCGACAGATAATGGAGGGACAAGGTGAGGGTCGCTGTAAAAATAGAACAATTCCCAATCCACCCATCTTAACTCCCTCAAGGCGGCAGAAGCCTCTTTCGCAAATCCCTGGATGAAAGTTACATCATCCTCAAAAATCAGGCAGTTTGATGCTCCTGAAGCCTTAGCCATCTGCACCGCCCGCCTGTGCCCAAGACTGCAACCCAAAGCCCTGCATTTCTTGTCCGGCGTTTCATAGCCGGGGGCATCAGGCAAATCTTTGCCGTCGCCGACATATTCCACACCCGGCACCCTCACAAAATCTATGCCCACTTTCTGCATCTCTCTAGTCACATTTTCCATTCTGTCTGGTCGGTGATCGAGATTAATCACATACGCTACATCAAAGAAACCTAAAACCTTGCTCATGTAGACTGCACCTTATATTGACAATTTTGTTGGCAATATAGCTGGCACCACACCTGGCATGAAACCGTACATGTACCCTCACAAAAACTTTCACATTCTCCTTCACAAAACGTCTGGCACACGTTCTCGCAACCGATCTGGCATGAGGTTTCGCATTCAGTTTCGCAAATGCTCTCACACGACCCTTCACAAAAGGTTTCACAACTGGTAGCTTCACAAGAGAAGTTAGTGCAGGCGTATGAGGAAATCTGCAAGCCCACCTGACACTCTTCGCCAGGAAGGGTGACATCCCCATCGGATAACATGCCGGCACAATCTGTTATTTTGGAGAAAGAGCCAGCCTCGGTGGAGTCCGAAGCGGATATGGCATCTTGGGTTTCATCTTTAACCAAATCTCTACGGACAAGAACATGTATCGGGCGCATTAATTCAATACCCTGCCAAACGGGATCGGTATCCGGCGGCAGTATCGTAGAGCCGTATTCCGTCAAATCAATTCTGGCGGCAGGGAAATCGAAATAGTCTTTCTCGGTCGAGTAGCCGTCGACGGGATGGATTTCATTTTTATAAAGTTCCTGAATATCCATCTCGGGGTGCCCGAACATAGCGAGGACAGCCCGCCAACTCGCAACAACACCCTTTCTGCAATAAAGCTTGACCGCACCCAGTATTGCCATCCGCTTCTTATCTTCAGTCCAACCGCCCTGCAAAGGGAAATCGACCAACGTGGCAAGCATAGGAAGATACTCTTCCGGACAGTCGTTGGGGTCAATAAGGTCATAGATGGTGTTGATCTTGCCGTCAGCCCAATCAGCCTCCTGGTCAAGCATGTAAAAAATCTTCTGGAGCAGGGTGTCACTTTCCTGCCCAGAGGATATAGCGTCTCTGAGCTTAATTATTGCAGGCAGCAATTCGTAGAACGAATAGCTCATAACGATCTCAGCTAGAAGAGGAGAACGTCCACGTACCCTTTACCGGCATATCGGAGGCATCAATGGGAATATCTTCGGCATTTACCCTGAGAAGCTGTTTATACGTCGAGTACAAAATAGAACCGTTGGCCGGCAATGTGGACAGGGTGAACTCATACGCCCCTGTATCGTAATCTATGCGGTTCACACCCAACGGATTAACGTCGCCGACCAGATTGCCATTGCCATCATCTACCACAACACGGTCAGCAACAGCAAAAGCTATACCATTAGCCCCAGATACTGGGTCTATCGGGATGACCGGCGGATACTGAAGAACGCCTTTTATGGTTTCGGTTGTCCCGTCCAGCGTCTGTTCAGCCTTCCCTCTCTGGTACATTTCAATAATGCCATACGTAGCAACGATGTCTCCAGATGGAGCTGTGAGAGTAAAGCTGTATGCTCCTGTATCATAGTCAATAGTGCCAGAGCCATCACCAACCAGGTTTCCATCTTTATCGTCCGTCAGAGTGTTTGAATCGTCGGCAATCACAACAGAGCCGGGGGCTATGGGTTGTCCTGGCGGCAGGTCGAATGTGCCCGATGTTCCAGCCAGCACCTCAGAGGTCTCCCTGTGTGCCGTAACGTTGACGATGAGAGTATGCAGAACTCCCGATACATCCTGAATGATTCTGTAGACGTGGCTGAGGCGTATATCATAGCCAGGTATAACGTCGGTACTGTCGAAAAAGCTGTTCAAGGCCGTCGATACGTCGCCCTCGACGGTGGCTATGGAGTAATCACTATCGACAGTCAGTTCGGCATTAACGTCGATTTTCAATATGCCACCGTCCTCCACCTCCATCTCCGTACACGCAACCCTTACTGAATTTGTTCCATCGTTCATAAAATACGCAAATATGGCATCTTTGAGACCGGAGCTGGGAACAACAATGTTCCCTCCGTTATCTCTTGCCCACAAAAACATCTGAACGATGTTATACTCAGGGATGATGTATTTGAGTTTTGCACTGGCGAACGCCGGGCTGCCATACGTAGGGTCATTGAACTGAACTGCCAGAATGTTGAAGTCATTAATCGTCACCGCCCTGCCAGCAGCCTTTGTCCAGTGAGGTATTCCCATCTTCGCATGTTCTACCGTCTCGGCCTCAAGACCACCTGTACCTCTTTCGGAATTATAAAACGTAACCGCCACATACGTTGTAGGTAGAATATCACGTAAATAACAGTTATTATTGTCGACCTGGTTAATCTCTCCTACCGCCACATTGCCTGCCAGCCCGCCGCCAACTCTGTAATTTACAGTTATAGGTTCACCCATAGCTGGCACGATGCCGTTTGTTCCGTCACCGAACTTGACGTACCCATAATCGTCAACGTCATACTCGATTTCATATGCCTGAGTAGCGGAATCAGCCATTATCAAACCATCAACCTTCGTCCACTCCGTACCAGATACGCTTGCGGTTATCGAGCCGTGAACAACCTCGTTGGTGGTCAATTTGAATTTCTGGAAGGACGAACCATCAGAAGTAAAGCTGTCTGAATGGGCAACACCTTCCGACATGTAAATCTCGGCAGAGAGGGAGCCTGCTGGAATATACCACTGTTCAAGCGTCCTGAAAGTGACACCAGATGTTGCGGTCAACGTAACGCCAGGAGGAATAACAACATCCTTGGCCTGAACCGAAGCTATAGATACCGTGCATTTAACAGAAGCGGCGGTGGCTGTCCGCATCTGATAACCCACAGCTTTCCCGATATCCATAACGCTTTGGCGGTCACGTGCCGAAGGAAGATACACCTCGTTAGCCGCATAATTAAGCCCAAAGTTCAACTGGTCAAAAGCATAAGCCACTGCCTCAACCCAAACCTGGCCCATCGAACTCTCGTACATATCCGACCATGTATCAGGAAACTTAGCCTGTATCCAAGCTTTTATTGCGGCTTGAATAGATTCATAAGTCACATTCGTGTAATTAATTGCCGGCTTCTGAACCATCAGAACACTCCTTAATCGTTATGGGTAATCGACGAAAGTTTAACCGGCAACATTACCGTCTGAGTTGTTGCCGTCGGGTCTTTCGTGCTACGGAAAGTTACAGCTACGTCCAACTGCTCATTAAAGCTCGTCGCACTAACTTCAATCACTTCTATACGATCGTCCCACGCTCTGATAGCCTCAACAATAGATGCTTTTAAGCTGTCCACCGTATAGGTATTGTTTGGCTCAAATAACACTCTCGACAAAGTGGAGCCAAAAGTCGGAAGCATCACCCTCTCGCCATAGCTGGTAAGCAAAATAAATGTGATGCTGGTTCTCAAAACCTCAATGTCATCCTTAACGCTGAAAAAGTCGTCCAGTGTACCCGCCCATGGAAGGGACGGGGTTTTCCATCTGGTTGTCATTAATCAATTCCTCCTAGAGGACAACACTCAATGTTTCTCAAACCCGCTGGTGGACGGGGCTGAGCATTGAACAGCGCCCTCTGAAATCAATTTCATCTCACCTTGCCCGGTAAGTGTAAATGTTCCAGACCATTCAGAATTAACAATTCCGTTCTCGTCAGTGACTTCCGTTTCCTGACCACAAGTGATTGAACTATCGCCCGTAAACTCCATATTCAAAGTCGAACCTGACAGCTTAACATCATTGCCGGTCAATGTCAGATTACCTGAGTCGCTGACGATTTTCACGTTCCAATCGGTTGTGGTTATCCCGATTTCTTTATTTATCGTATCCATATACAACAGGGAATCCCCACATTTTATTTCTATCCTACTATCTTCTTCAGATTCAGATGTGGATATGCGAATATACGAATCCCCAGCAAACGGCTTAACCAGAAATATGTCTGGGTACTTATGGTCATTATCATCCTCTTTAGCTTCATCCGGAACCTCTTCTTTTCCGTGACAACCACCTATCCATACAGGATGATGGATGTCGCAGGAATCAAACATTATCCACACCTGTGATTCTTTTCTCGGCAAACGTATCTCTCCGACCTTCTCGATGCCGGCAAGAAGGAAACACGGCCAAGCCCAAGGCATTTCATCCTCATTCAAATCACCATAAATCTGGGGAGCTTTAATCTTGATCCTCCCAACGTTACGGTCATCGTTATAATGAGTGTCGTCATTGTCTACCACTGTAGCCCTATATATTCCGCCCAGGTTCAATTCGTCTCCCTCCTCTCAAGCCACAGAACCGAATAAAACCTCTCCGTCCTAATTTTGTGGGTGACTTGTGTTATAAGGTATTTGCCGGTCAACGGGTGTTCCACACCATTCACGGCAGCCATTTTCAAATGCGCCACCACGCCAGGTTCGATATTGGGGATAAAAAGTGTCTCCACTTTGACAACAAAAAAAGAACGACAATTTCTTCCCCACAAAGATTCTGCCGCATTATCTATATCTGATCTTCTGAACATTTCTGTGGGTGGCGATGTAACAATATAGATATCTGAAGGGTTAGCCGGGGGTTCAGGCGGTGTTTTGCCAAGTTTAGGTATTTTATTTTTCCCGTCTTTAGCTTCCGATTTTATGACCTCTTTTTCCCACAAGTCGATACATCGTAATTTGGTATACCAGCTCCTCATCGACGGGACATTTATCCGCTTACTAAAAAGCTTAACCCCTGTTGCAGTTATGGCATCACTATCAGGCGTCATAAACACAATCTTCTTTTCTACTTTCAAGCTTGGTACTTTGAACACCAACTTTTTGCCATCTTTCACGTAGAATTGAAAATCGGTACGCCCGTCTTGAGACACAGCGTATTTCATCAGAGTATTAGATATGAAGTCTGTATCAGAAAAAGCCCCTTGATAAAAAGAATATTTTCCTTTGGTGGGGGTTACGTCGGGTTCAAGTTTATGCCGTTGTGCTATCTCTGAAACGATATCAGAAATCGTCATCTTACTGTAAGCTTTTTCAGAGCACTGTTCGTTAAGGGTGATGCCAGCGCATGTGCCTGAAATATTTGCATACACCAAAGTCGGCCAATATTCAAAATCCGGAGAGTTGGCTACCACCGAGTGCCAAACACTCCAAAAAGGTACGCCATCTATCATTTGCCCCCATCGCAAATCTCCGGGAGTCTTACCCTTATCCCTTATCAAATTATTCCACAAAGCCCAATGAGATTGAACTTTTAACGAATACGTAGCGCTGCCCGTCACCCCTTCAGTGTAGGTCAAAGACATTAAAGAGGATTCTTTGGTTAGAACCTTACCCTTCCATCTGAATTCCACCATTGGGACTATAAACATTACGCCGTCCCCTTAATCGCAGCCACGATATTATGGAGCTTGGGGATTTTCAAAATCAAACCAGGCGTGAGTACAGTCTCTGACCCGACAGCCACTATACGCAGAGGTGCACGGATGCTGTTTACAAGCATTATCGCCCACCACAATCTCTCATCCCCAAGAGTTTTATATGCGATAAGGTCTGGACGCATTATGTCAACCTCAGTTACAATATACTGATCGTAGTCCGTCATATCAATAGCTGGCTCGACCCATCTGCCGAATCTCCTTGTGCCAGGAGACACACTGTCATCGACATAAATACGGGTAAGGGCAAACCTGTCATTCGGGTCAGGTCTTTTGTCATTTCCCGCAGGACTACCATATTCTCCTGTATCACTCATCTACTAACTCCTAACCCCAAGGATTTGAGAAAGACCAATTTTTTCTCGGTAGTTTCTTGATATCAATTTTGCCCGCATTAGCATCCCCTAACACGCCGGTGCATGTCTGAAGAAAAGTCATTGAAAGCTTTGCCACCAAAGGTTTACCGGTGTTAATTTCCCAAGGACCCTCCAATTCCACGCTTATGGTTTTAAGCACCACATTCCTGACCAGCCAGGAAGTCCCGCTTGCGCTACCGATTTCAAGTTTTGATGTCGTCAAAGTCGCCATATCATTTTTAACATCTGGCATTGCAAGATCGTGAATTTTCTCTATTAAAGCAAGCAACTCATCTGCCGTTTCACATGATGGTTGAGTAAAAGACGCACGTTCACTACCCCCAGCTGCGAGATATACAGATATATCTATTGGTTGCATTTCGCCAGCTTCTTTCCACTGAATATATGGAGGGTGCGACATTCCCCTAGTTGACGAAGCCTGGCTAATGCCATTGTCGTACGAGATTTTTACACTCTCGCCCATCAGCATTTGAAATTTATTCCCTCGGTTGGTGAGGGTCACTAACGGGGCATTCCACTGCATTTCTATGCCCTCCTATTAAACGAAGCCAGGCGATCAATCGACGGGTCTTCAGAAGACGCTCTCCATTCCTGCACAGTATCCCTGACATCCTTCAAGAATTTATTCGTTATCTGCTGGTTGGTCTGGCCAGCTTGAGCTAAGGCAGTCTGTTTCGTCAACATATTTTTCATTAAACCAAAAGGTGTTGCAGAGAAGGCAGAACCTAATATTCCTGATAGCAACCCTTTGGTTGTCTGAGAAGGAGGCACAGCCGGTGCTGCTGAGGAGGTAGTTGACGGTGCGGCTGTTTCCGGCGTTGTAGGTGTTTCTTTTTCCAATTCACCCCGTTGTATCAGCTCAAGTCTTCGTTTTTCTTGAATAGCTTCGTGTGAGGCTTTTGCTTTAGGGGACTTCTCAACGGGAGCCTCTGCTTTAGGGGACTTCTCAACGGGAGCCTCTGCTTTAGGGGATTTCTCAACGGGAGCCTCTGCTTTCTTTTTCCTGCCGAAAAGCCACCCGACAAGTTTAATTGCAAGACGTACACCAGCAATTATTGCCCCTATTGGTCCGAGCAATATCAAGAAGGCTGTTTTTAATACTTCACCCATCTTGCCCAATTTGCCGAACCACTCCCATAACGCTTTGACACCTTTCACAATAGCTATAATGGGAATTATAACTGGAGCAAATATCGCAACCAAAGCCAACTTTAACCCTGAACCTAACCCAGTTACTTTGCCTAACCATCCCCACACAGATTTAATTAATCCTATTACTATTTTTATTGGTGCAAAAAGGACAGAAAATATCGCACTGAAAACCCCCAACCTGTTAAGCCATCCTACCAATTTAATGATGCCATATATCAAACCAGCCACAGCCACAACAATCAAAGCAATAGCGGTTACTACAGGGTTAGCCGCCAAGCCCCATAACGCCGCACCAATCACGGCTATCGCTATAGCAAGAGGTGGACATGCCTTATACAAAGCAACAAAACCCAAAACCACCAAACTGATTGCCGTTATTACTGGATGCTTGGATATAGCCCATAAAGCCACGCCAACTATCGCAATACCTGTAGCTAATTTTGGACACCATTTATGAAGAAGAACAAGCCCTGCAACCAACAAAGCAATTACAAGAATAACCGGGTGCTGAGCAATAAGTGTAAGTGCCGCCCTAAGCCCAATCATTGCTTGCGACAAAAATATCGTTTTTATAGACATAAGATGTAACGCCACACCTATAGTTAATATGGTGGCTATTAGTGGCTTAAGAATGCCCAACTCGTCGAGAGCCGTGACAACCCAAGCAATAACTTTAGCTATGACTGTTAATACCGGAGCTAAAGATAAAAGCACTGAAGTTAATGCTCTGATTATAGTTATCACTGCAGGCATTAAATCATGCCCGATGTTCATCAGGGCAAAAGACAGAGGAACTAACGCTGGCATAATACTTGATCTAATCAGATCTCCCAAAGGTGCCAGAACCTCAGTTATCATCCTGAACGGGGCAAGCGTAGTACCCAAATATTTGAGGGAGCTTCCCAGCTTATCAATCGGCGATCTTCCAGCAGGCACGGCGGGTGCGGCAGACTCTCCAGCGGCTTTAGCTTTCCCCGCAGCGCCCTCCGCAGTCATTGCCTGCATTGCTTTATAAGCCTCTGCTTTTGCTTTCTCCTCGCCAGTCAACAAACCTTTATCAAAATCGGCAATAAGCTTATCCATTACGGCTTTTTGCTCGGCTGAGAACTTCATCCCGTAGCCTTGGATCATCGCAGCTAAAGCCCGCTGACCCTCTTCACCCATTCCTGCAAACATCTCAGGCGAATCCGTCAACTTCTGCATTATCTCATTTTCCACGCCGCTGATGGCGAGGGTACTCTTCTGCCCCAATTTGGTCATCTCTGACAAGAAAACTTTAGGATCCGAGGCTGTCAGAATTCCTTGAAAGATATTAACCTTCCCCAACGATTCAGAAATCTGCTTGCCAGCCCCGCCGATTTTGTCCCTAAGCCCCAATAATTTTTGAATTTCAACTTCTATTTTTGCGGCGGATTCAGGAGTGCCTGCCGCATATTTTGCCTCCTTTAATTTGCCAACCATTTCGTTTATTGAAGCAGCGGACTGTGTCGCCGATACACTGAGGCGTTTAAGTTGTTCTGGATTCATTGCAGATAAATCGCCAGACAGCATATCAATAGATGATTGTAATGCCTCCATATTAATGCCGCCTTCACTCATTACGTGATATAGCGAATTAAAAAGTGATCGGGTTTCTTGCGTTCCCAAATCCAGGCTGTTTAACCCCACCTTCAAAGATTCAAAGTCTGCATTCAGTTTGCCCACATCTAAGGCTGTGGCTACATTTTTTAATGCCGATTCCACCTCCTTAACCTTAGAGGCATCAAGCTTACCCACAACAGTAGAGAACTCGGTCAGATTGTTTTTCTTCAGCAGGTTCTCGGTTATCATGCTGATTTCAGCATTGGACTTCCCCATATTCTTAAGAGCATAGCTGAACTTCCCCAGTTCCGTCAGCATCTCAGGCTTGCCTGCCGCATCAGCCACCTTCTGAAACTGCTTACTTATAGACTTGGCTTCGATTTCATCATACGTCTTATGGAAAGCCCGCTTCAGCATATCCAGTACGGACATGGCTTTGCCACTCGTCTCATCTCTGAAACGAGTGACAAAGTCAAAATAATATTCAGACAGGGTTATTGCCATTAAAACGGTGATCCAGAGTTGTCTGCCCGCATGGATTTATCCATCACCTCCTGCTCATCCTTCAACACGCCTTCAACAACGTGAACCGCTTTACGACGAGCAGGTACGCTAAGTCTGTCAGAAACATCTATGCTGATATATACCATCTTGGAAAGCAGGACTTGGGCTTCAAGAATAGCTCCAGCCGAGTCCCCGGCTTTTACGTATTTACCCTCATACTCTGGAAGGGCTTGGACGAAAAAAGTCGGTCTCGAACGGGAGCATCTGCTCAATCCTGGCTCCACAATGAGGGCAAGTAAGTCGGAGCATGAAGTCGCCGCCACAGTCGTGCTTCTCAATTTCTGTCCTAACAGCAGCACTGTCCATACTATGCATATGTGAACAGAAGTTAAAAGCTTCGATAGCGGAAGCCTCTTGCCCGTCGATTGAAACAATATACATCGAAAGGGTGTGGATATACGACGGGTCTCCGATACCTGATAGTCCTCGTTTAATGTCTTCCTTGACACGAGCCTCTATCTCCTTCTCGTCATAGATACGAAGAAGGCGAAGCTGGACAGTCTTCTTACACTTCGGCAGAACCACCGTGAAAGGCTCCTTATCGTCCGCCTCATTCAGTTGACGGATACGAAGGTCATCAGGCACTTTCAAAGTGTGCCTGAAATCCTTCCGACACTCCGAGCAACGGAACGTGGGGGAATACTCAAAACCCCAGGTTATGCCCCGAAGGAAGAAGAACAAGAACAGCTTGTCGCCAATAAGAAGCTCATTGTAAGGAATCGGCAGATTAATCAAACACTGCTCGAGAGCCTTATCGAACAAGGTCAGCCGATCCTGACCTTGGCCGAGAAGAATTTTCTCCTCGGCCGTGGTCAGGGGCCGAATCTTAACCTTGCCGTCTGGCATTTTGCCTTCATAAAGCACACCCTTACTCGGCAGTGCTACTTCCTCTACAAAGGCATCAATCGGCGAACCGGACGAACCATTCATACCAAACGTACTCATAATTTACCCCTCATTAAAAGTGTTAAGCTTAGGCGTTTGTTGCGCCCTGCTGTCCAAGGAACGTGATCTTGTCAACTTTGAGGACGATGGTGATTTTGTTGTCCGTAGCATCGCCCATCTTGCCTTCGCCGAACTTTACGGACTTAGGCCATACGCCCCAAAGCTTCCACTTACGGCAAAACTGCTGAATGCCACCAGGTCCGAACATCCAGACCTCGCCGTCGCACTTGTAGTTCTTCGCCAAACCGATTTCACCGGTGTCGGGATCATACACAGCACGACGCCATTTGTCCACCATCGAGGACGTTGCTATATCACAAAAGTCCTTGATGACCAGAGTTTCATCCGAGAAAGTTGTCATCCCGGCAACATAACGGAACTCGTTGCCGTACGGGAGCTTAATCTCGGCATTTTCCTCTGTGGGCATCGGGAAAGAGTCAAGACTGAACTTGATAAGCTTATTAGCATTAGCGTCACCGTTTGCCGCTCCCATACCCTGAGGAGGCGAAATAACCACAGTGAAATTGTTGGTACGTTGCGGCTCGTACCTACCTCCAGCTTTCGCAATATGATCGGCGCTAATATAGTCGATGGTAGTACTCCTTAAAACGTGGCTGCCATCATTTCAGAGAGCAACCTATCCTTTTTCCTCGAATTGCAGGATCTACATAATCCTTGCACATTGCTGGCGGTATAAGCCCCGCCACGGCTAACTGGAATGACACAATCTTTAGTCAGTTGAACCGCCTTTCCGCACATCGCACACCTGCCGTTCTGCCCTCTCTTAATTGCTTCCCACTGTTCTACAGATAGGTCACAATTAACAGCTTTTAGCAGGGATCGTCTTTTGTGTAAATCAGGAAGCATGTACACAAAGCTCTCCAGTTATCAGACAGTACTTCCAACCACAAACTCGTTAAAGCTTGCGGCACTGGCAACAATCGAGAACTCAACCGAAATCATTTCCGCACAATGCGTTGGGGCAATCAGAATGTTCGCATGCATCTCATTGCGTTCACGCAAAGTTTCGGGGTTAGTGGTCTCGTCACAGATGACCTGATAGGCGTCTAGGCCACGACGACCGGCGATTTCGGCACACACCGACTCCGCTACCTGACGGAACACAGCCCACGTGGTCTCGTCGTTGGGCTCAAAGATACAAACCTTCGCACCTGCAAGAACACGGGTCTTGAGATAGTTGAGCATCCTGCGTACATGTATCCTGTCAGTAGGGTCTGCCTGACGGTGCAGGGTTCTCTGCCCCCAGATCATCGGACTCTGGCGTAAGAAGGCAACTATCGGATTAACAGCGTTGCCGTTGGCGTACATGTAATCACGTTCACCTTGAGTCGGAGAATGCTCAAGCTCGATAATATTAAACAGCTGACCACGACTCTGACCAGCAGGGGCATACCACGGATCAGCTACATAATCGGTATATGCCATAGCTGCCGCCACATGCCCACTCGGAGGCACCCATATATTGCTTTGACTATATGCATCATACACCTGCAACCACGGCCAGTAGAGAGCCGCATAGGACGAATCCAACGTCATGCCCTCAAAACTGCCGTTATGCCAGTCCACGACCTGTTGCACGGAATAGCCATACGGAGGGTCAATAATGGCAAGGCAATCAGCACGTTCTTCGGCTATAGAAAGCAACTCAGCTACAATAGCCGCATCCGTGCGTCCAGGAACCGCCATCATATTAATCTGCCATCTCTCAGTATTACGCAGATGCTGCATTCCTGTCGTAGGAACAGCCGGCGGGGATCCAGCTACACCAACAACGTCTGATACGTCTGTCGGGGCACCATCCTCCCCATCTTCAAGCTGAATAGCTGTAGTGCTGGTCTTGAGAGTAGTCTGAGTATCATCTATGTCGGTCAAGATGATATAATTGCTCACCCCATTGATGCGGGTAGCCCAGTAATTCTGGTGTTCGACGTTTGCAGTCCCTACTCGCAGAAGGTCAAACGTCTCCACAGTGTAGCCACCATACTTGACCGTAATCTTGTAGGTGTTGGCATCACGGCCAGCTCCGACCACGACAGAGATGCTGTTGCCCCAGCTGCCACTGGATGTAGCTTCAACAGCACATGCATCTGCACTGTCTGCCTCATTTCGTATGACGTTATCTGCGGTAACATCATACGTGGCAACACGGATAAACAAACACTGCCTCCCTCGTTTCAGATACTCCACTGCGGCTAACACTCCATAATGGTTAATGGAAGGTGTGCCGAAAGTGCTGATTAACGAGTTGATGTCCGTAATCATCGTCGGAGTATTCACCGGACCTTTGCTTGCCGACGACACGATGGCTAAGACGCTTGTGGAGATTGCCGGCGCATACGCTGCATAGGAACGCTCCACGCCATAAATGCCAGGCGATACGATAATCATAAACCAACCTCCTGTGCCCAGTCGGGCGTTTCCACTTCGGCAGTAGTGACAGTACCACTGTCCAAGCTCCTGCTCGTTGTAATATCGTCGATGTCAACAGTGACCGTTTCGACGATGCCATATTCGACAGGCGGCATAGGTATCCACCCGTCCACGTTAAACGTAAAGCCACGGCGCAGGACCCGCTGGCCGGCTTCAGGTTCCAGATTGGATAAGCTCTTAATCCCCTCAAGAGTTACGTGCATCTTTAGAACACCTTCAGGCATAGCATATTGCGTCATCAAATATATTTCATTTGCCCTCAACTGTTTAACTATCTGAGACATTATAATGTCCAAATCCTTTAGCAAACGTGCCCAAAAATTCACCTGATATGTCAACTTTATGGGCTGCGGCATAGCCGATTGACCTATAAACTTTTGCCCGTCCTTCCTGACCCACATTCGGTGTAACTCGCCATGTGCTACATACCGGGTATGGTCATATTGATGATCCGTCCTATCCACAGAACCGAAGGGCAGGGGTATCACTTTAGGGGGAGCATCAAGCCTGTTACGCTCTTTAATCTGTTGACCAATCTGAGCGAAGGCTCGTTCTGGGCTTGCAAAACACATAAGAATGGGCTTATTCTCATATTTTATAGTATGAAGCCAGCGGACAAGGGCTTTATCGCAAGGTCCATAAATATCCGTAACGTCAGCGCCTTGCTCGGTTTGAATCTGTGTCAGAAGTTCGGTATTATTTATCATCGAACATCCTGTCCACTAAAAGCTCGATTACGGCATCGTCGACAGACATCAACTCTTCCCTATTAACCAAACCTTTCAATGTTGCCTCAAACGCCTTGGCTTTCTTCATATCCTTCTCAAACCGCACATTTGACGGTATAGTCCTCAAAACAGCTTTCAGATGTCCTGAACAACCCGCAGCGGTTCTTTGCTCAGGCAGGCTATCAATCATCTCCAACAGGTCGTCGGCGCCCCACCTCTCGGCCTTATACGCCAAATCCCTGACCCAACACCTATAAGCCTCAACAATGTCATCAAACCTCATTGACATATTTCGACATCACGATTTTTTCAAGTGATTCTTGAAGAATAGCGTTTGCTAACGCTGGGTTTGAGGCAAACAGTTTAGCCGCAGAATCCCACATATAAAAAGCAGGGGTTAAACTCGACCCTTCCTCAGCCCTGGCAATCCATAAGGGATCCATTCCTTGGTTAAGCATCTCCTTGGGGTCAGCGACCACATATACCCCAGCTTTATCACTTTTCACTTTAACTGTTGAGGATAAAACACTTATGAAAGCACTTATATCTTCCAGAACAGGCCACGCTTCAATCGCCTCAGCACTAGGCTGATACGAGTGCATCTTGCTCTCGATATTGCTCACCACAATATTCGCCACAGCTTCCATAAGTAACGGCAGAACGTCTTTGAGGAACTTCTCGTGGAATTCAGCCATCGCTGCGTCAGCAATACTGGGATTGGCGGCTATCTTGAGATCTAAATTCAAATCAGCACTCGTACTAAGCGGTCATACTAAAGCAAGAATCTCGTACTAATTACTTATACGTGCGAAAATTAAATTTTGCGTGTGAATACAAAAAATTCTCTTGTTTAATGTCTAACAGGCTTTTTTTCTACGTTTACAACGTTTACGCTATCTCCGTCTAAAAGAGCAATCGCCGTGTCTGTTGCACAAACGCCATTTGCGTCACGTCTATATCTATCCGTATCTCGCCTTAAAGTTCCGCTATACCCTTTAAGCCGGAGTTGCTTTATAATTTCAGAGTCAAATTCATCTATTCCTGTCAAATTAAACGCCCAATCGTAAGCAACATCAAAAAGCCGGAGGTCTTTAGTCGTCTCCGCTATAACCACAAAAGGTTTGTTTGCCGAAAAAGAACAATGGCTTAAAAGTGCGGAAACCTTTTCTAACCAAAAATAGGCGGGAAAATGAGTATTACTCCAAGAATCATCAGCCACACTCTTATACAACTTTGTTCCTGCGGGGAGAATTAAGTTTGGAGATCCTTCATCGTCTGGAGTTTTAAGCTCCAATAAAACCGCATCCACCAACCTCTCTATTCGAGCATACTTGGTTTCAAATTGATACTGTTCGCATTCATCATAGGCTGCGGCGGCCATCTCTGTATCTGGAGCAACACCTGAACCTTTATATGCTTTTACAATTTGCTTAATTGCGTCTTCCCGTTTCCACCCCTTAGCTTTTAATTTGGACGCATAATCCAAAACTGTAACCCACTCTCCCCAATCCTCTTCACTTTTTTGGTACTCCTGAAAACCTGACGGGTTTGCCATATATGCAGCATGTCTTTGTTTCCAAAACTCTTTATCTAACGTATTCCAATGTTCCATTTCATGCCGAACTTTAACCTCTAAATTTTCGGCAAATTGCTCACTCCACATTTGGTTTACATCATTAAAATTTGCACACTTGGACCCCAAAGCAACGCCAAACCTTACCTTATTTGCTTTTACGGAATAGGCAAAAGACCCATCCACCGTACTCAAAGATGTCGCAGGAAAAGCCCTCGTCTGTTCTCTCTCTGGAAAAACCTCTAAAAAACCAGGGGGTGGAGCTTTTTTTATCTTGTATTTTTTAAGCCAGTCAACTACTGAAGGCGGGGCAGAAAAATTTATGATCTTACAAGAAAAACCCCGTTTCGAGGTTTCAGAGAACTGAGAAAGATACTTTTCTCTCACCTTTTGAACTTGTGCAGGATTCTTCGCTACTTTACTAAATTCATTCCACCAATATGCCCACCACTGAGATAAAGCCGATTTTGTACTTGAGATATACTGGTCAACCATCCACGTCAAACCAGCGGTGTTCAAAAGAACAGTTTGTGCCCCTGTCCATGTGGGAGGTCGTTGAACAACTGTTTCAGCCATTACACCCCCTCATATGGCGTAGATTCCAAGCGGAAACGTTCCGCAACGAAATCAAACGTCAACGGGATATCCGTTAGCCCGAACATCTTGCTTCTCTTTACCTCCAGCACATCATACTGAACACTCTCTGAGTGCCAGAACCTATCCCCTATCTTAGCCAATACGGATATCTCCCCTGTTTTAACATCCCTTGTAGCCAAACCTGCATCAATCATATGTGGCACAGTCATCGACATCGTCACATTACGTCTCTCTTCCAACCCAAAATTGGTAAGAGACTGGGTAACTGGATCGGGATGGATATACGCCCTGACCTTAATCGGCAGCTTAAACCGCTTTCTCGTCTCTGAGGCTTCGAGATGAATATCATCAATTTCAGCCCTATCAGGGATAATAAGCTCTTTGTACGTAATCTCAGGGTAATACCAGTCCCCCATGTTCTTTAACATCCTGTAGGCATTGTCGATATCGGCAAGCCTCGGGAAGTTCATTGATGGGGCAACAGGTGTAGCCGGAGAGAAAGTTTCCCACCCGCCTGGAGGTAACGGCGTAGGTGGCACAGGTGAAGGTATAGTGTAAACCAAACCTCCCGAATAACTTACACCCCAAACCTTATAAGATATATTTGCCAACACGTTCTGTTGTCCAGGATTAGTGTTCCGTGCCTGCTCATCGAACTCCCCTTCCTCGCCACCCTGGTAATTGTGGTGCCCAACAAGCACATATTCAGGAGCCACCACCCCACTTATTAGCGTGTATTCTGGCTTATGAGTAAAAGTCCCAGCTTCCCCTCCCACGTAATTATAGTACCCCTGCTCAACATGCTCGGCAGCCACAATATCTGAAATAGGTATCCATTGGGATACATCAAGCTCCCCTATCTGTTGATCCCCCAAGTATAGCCACGTTACGCCCAACCTGACGTTCTCCTCCCCAGGATTTGTATTTCTCGCCGCTTCATATTCATCAACATCAAAAGTTCCTGCTACACCAAGAATAGTCGTAGTGGTAAGGATTCCGTTTTTGTTGCTTTCAACTACGGCCTCGTCCTCTGCCAATTGCTCTGCTTTAGATGTGGCGGCAGTAGGGTGGGTGCCATCAGTTCCTAGAATGGTATTACCTACGATTATGACAGGGGCATAGGGGACAACTTCTGCCTCATCAGAAGAACGTTGAGCGTCAACCGCTGAGTCGATAGCTCCTTGAAAGTCATAAGTTCCCGCAATGGTCAGAATTGTGGTGTCGTCTTTTATACTTGATTTATTCGCTTCAACTTCAGCAGTATCCGCAATCAATTGTTCTGCCTTACTCGTTTCAGTCGTAGGGTAAATACCATATTCTGTGCCTCCCACCCACCGCAAGAATCCGCTGACAATAACATCAACAGGAGCAACAGCCGTTTTCTCCACATATAGAGAAGCGTCATAAGTGCCCTGAACGTCGTATTGTTCATATGGGGGACCATAGGTGAAGGTGTAGCTATTTAATATACTCGCTTTGTTTGCTTCAAGCACGCTGTTCGTATATGACATAACATCGGCAATCACGCTTTCACTAGTTGGGTATGTGCCATTGCCTCCTAACGGATACCGAGCGACGCCCGACACAACATTCTCGGCGGCTACAATCGAGGCCTCTTCGATGCACGGCATCTCTGCCCCTGCACTCGTCCTAACAGCAAATTGAGCATTGGCTGGCAGTCTGACTTTATCAAGTCCCACTGGCGTCGCAAAACCGCTAAAGTCCAAGTTTGAAATATCTACCGTTGATGTATGGCCATAAACAACTACACCATGTGCGCCAGCAACGGTTCCACCTTTCGCTGTCGTCACCCCGTTAGTCAAAGTTCCTCTACATAGAACACCGTATGCCGTTGCATTACCGCCGCCTATCGCAGTCCCTATGCCCTTGCATGTATATGCGACATCGACATAAACGCCATGTGCGCCAGGTCCGATACCACCTTGTGCGGTGGTTACGGTATCAAGTCTATACACAGACGAGCCGCTTATTGTCACGCCATACGCATTCGTTCCTGACCCACCGGTTGCCGTTCCAACATCTCCGATGTTTCCATAATCGCCCCGAACCCCACAAGCACCTGTGCCACTACCGCCTTCAGCCGTTGTTATTGATGCTATCTTGAAGCCACCTCCTACTCGTATGCCATGAGCGTTAGTGCCTGACCCGCCTCTCGCTAAAGTGACACCTGTGGTAATATTTGCACTTACCGAAGCACATAAATAATTCGATGCTATGCACTCGCCTATCGACCCTACAGTCCCTGTGACGAACAACGCCATAGAACTACTGGCAGTTCCGCCATAGCAACCTGTAATCGAGCCAATAGTCCCCGCACCTGCGACTACTCCGGCTGTTGTTGCATGACCGCCGTATATCTTTCCGATAGAAATAATGTTTTTACCGGCTGGATTAGTCAATAGAGTTGTGCCTACCGACCCGCCATAAAGGTCACACGCGAGAGTGTAATTTGTATAATTGTTATGATTGATTGACCCTGACGTATATCCACCACCAGTAGTCCTTGCCCTAATCGACGCACAAGTATAAGTTGCCCCATCACCGCCATCTAACGCAAGAATACAACCATTATTCGATAGATAAATAAGATCGCCTGCCGCTGGCGGCGAGCCGCTATTACAAGTTGACCAAGCGTTAGCCGCTGTTCCGTTGCCTGCAGCAACCAAAACGATGTCAGCCATTATTGCTCATTCCAAGTAATCTTGCCCATTTGCACCAGCAACGACACAATCTGAAATTCGCCTGCGAATACATCATCGACCACTGACTGATACTGCTCAAAGCCGCCGCCGAGTTGTGATATATCGGGGTCAAAATACGTTCCTGTCCGTCCGCAAAATGTTATGTTGCCATCAGCATCTTCGTATGCTTCCTTTACTACAACGTGAAACGTCGTGCGATATACCTTGTTGCCCATTGGCGTATTCGTGACTAGGATATGCACCGGAATAATTTTGTTCGGCACGAGCGGCGTGACCGGCGTTGATTCAATCGGTATGGCTAAATCAGACATTGATTAACTCCAAAAAAGGTGTCCTGCAATAACACCGAGTAATGCTGGCAACATCTGGCGTATGCCAAATACAAAGCCAAGCGTGAATACGAAAAACACCACCATTATCAATCCAACCCACTGCGGAACTATGGACTGGATGAACTGCGTGATTGTCTGCTGTCCTGTATTGAGTAGAGATATATCAAGAACACCTACCACTATCAGGACACCGAAGCTCGTCCACAATACCGCCTTTCTATACTTCTTTGTGAGCTTGCTTGCCCACATAAGAAGCACGGATAAGCAGATTAGGTATGCGCCGATTTCGCTCATCGTTATTCTCCGTTACCAAAACAAGTGTCCGGCTATCGAACCCATAAGGAACTGAGTCATCGCCTTAAAACCAAAAATAACTCCAGTCGTAAATACGCAGAACGCCAAAACGAGAAGGCTCAGAGGGTAAGGGACAGCCATCTGCACAAAGGCAGTGACCGTATATTCAACACCTTTCTCATATAGAGGAACATCAATAAATCCCACAAAAGCCGCCATGCAAAAAGCCACATAGCAGAAATATTTCCTATTCCGCTTTGTGCACTTGCCCGCCCATACTACCAGTATGGCAAGGCAAATCAGTATTGCGCCTATCTTAGCGGCTATCATGCTTGTATACCCAAGAAACATCATTTGTTTTATCTAAATCACGAATAGACACATTCGGGTTTAGATTATAAAGGTTGTCTCCAAACTCAAACCTGTCCACATCAGCTTTGGCAAAATCAATTTCCAGATTCTGCCACCTGTTCTTTAACCATATTTTCACTTTGGTGAACACCGGTTTTTCACTCGGCGTATGCCCCAATTCGATGATAAACTTAAACTTATTAGGCGTCTCTTTAGGATGTGCAAGCAAATGCCCTGTCACAAACACATCAGCATCTATGTTGTGCAAATCCATTTCTTTATTTGCACAATATTGACCTTTGAAAAAACAGCCGCCCATTCCTGAACAGAATAAAACACTCTGTATCCACTGGTCTTTGGATTCGGGATTTCGCCATATCATTCCCTCTATAGGAAATCCTCTCATCTGTAAAAAATGTTTGAATTCAATTATATGCATCGGTTTATACAAAGTGCCGGCGGCAAAATATCCGCCCACCCGATGAAAATCTCTCAACCCGATACGTTGGGCAAAATAAGCGTTATGCCCTTTATCCCCGAAATCCATAGTGCTGTGCATAATTATCTGGGGCACACCGGCAGGCATGTCGTGATGCGAAATCAAAAGGTCGTACCCCCCGGCCGTAAAATCCCTTACAACACCTGAAGAAGGGGTAGTACATATCAAAATGCGTTTAACAACAGCAGACGGATCAGCATTTTGAAGCCCATACCTGTCATTGAACAGCCTTTGCTCAGGAGTCTCTTTAGGGAAATATTTTGACAAAAACTCCATTATCTGTTGTTGTGTAGGGAAATCTTCCCTCCTGGCTCTCCGAATAAAAGGGTTCATTATCTTCTCAGCATAAACCTTCGCCTGCTCCAACGTATCAAATTCTTGGAGGGCAATAGGGTCATGTTCGTCTCTACTAGGTGCACTAATATACAAAATGTACTTCGGAGAATCTTTCTGCCACCGAAACGTCTTTCCACTTTTCTCAAGCTCAGCATTAAGTTGTTCGAGAGATTTACCAAAACGGCGGTTCAGAAAAGATGTAGCCCTTATCACGGCATATGTCTCACCCTGCCAGGCAACCAAATCCCCGTCATCATCGTCCTCATCCCACTCCAAGCTTTCGTCAAGCAAAGATTCTTCCCACCTCCACTTGTGCCCGCCTATAGGATAGGGAGAATCACCACGAAATTTTCGCCCGTAAAATTTGCCTGGACCTACTTCCCGCCTCTGCTTAGAATGCCGAATATCAAACCAACGACCCTTATATCCGCTATTCTGCCACTTCTTGTACACCCTTTCCCTGTTTTCAAGGACGTAGTTGCGTATATCAATACTCTTATGGTGGCAAAAGCTAAGAAAATCCAACCTCTCGCCTTCGCCCCACGATTTAGAATCCATCCATTTATCAAAATCTGGGAGCATAGTCTTTATCCAAATATAGCAACCTGAGCATCTGATGTGCCTTGTACAGCCAGCCGCACAGCCTCTATCTCCTTGCCAGCCTCGTCCCTCAAAGCCGCTGCGTCAGTCGACATAGTGCCAGGCGGAGCAGGGATTGTATCCCCCCACTTGCCCCTCACCCTCGCAAGCATCTGCTTACAGAAAGCGAGTGCAGCTGATTTGAAAAGGTCTTTATACATTGGCCGACTTTTGTTCAATCCCTCAAGCGTCAATTCCTTCGACAACACCATAGCCACGTCATACGGACCACTATGGCAATCAACCCATAACCTTTTGGCT